GCACACCAGGCTGGCTGCATCGACCATCGTTATGATCTGGATCATATCGATAGCATGGCCGTGGGACGCGCGGTTCCTTTCAACTACAAGCTTACCGCGTGCAATTGCAAGCATATCCCTCGCCCACTTCAATCTGTTCTTGGCCTCTACATTCATTGTGCATCCCTTTCTTTAATGTCGTAATAGAAACTGTCGCCGTCCTCGGTTACCCACTTGTCACTCTGATTCTCTACGCTGGGCAGTTCGGTATCAACTCGAAACTGCTTTAAGTTGTCTGGCAACTTCTTGGTAACCCAATTGGAATCGCGCCAGAAGATTCTGTTATTGGGCATGCACAGCAAGTACCCATCATCGCCAGCGAACACATGACCGCATTTGTAATCGGAGGGTTCGTCGCTGTACGGATTATTGAACCAATCAACTGTGAATAGATATGTACCCCACACCTTGGTCGCGTCCCTAAGTAGGATCTGTGCGCGATGATAGGCCAGGAAGCTGTACTCGGTTACGGCTACATTCTCTGAGAAGCAGTCCCAAAGCTGTTTGTAGTTGAATGGAATGTCTGCCTCTGGCTGGTGCGTATATATCTCTGACAACGGCACGCGACTGCGCAGCATGCCAGAGTCGGTCATAACGTGAAAGGTTAGGATCGCGCCAGCGCAAGACTGCAAGGCGAACACATACACATTGTAGAATTCCTCCCTGTCCGTTTCGTCCTTGGTGAAGAATGACTTTCTCACCATTCCCTTGAAGGATGGGATGTTCTCGTTGAGCGTTGCCATTAGCGAAGCAAGTTAGATGTGTGTGTCATAGATTGTTTGTATCAAAATCTTTTGAAGTCAGCAATCGGAATCTCAACGCATGGCTCATTATCCCTGGGGTCACCGCTGTTCCTTGACATGTAGAATATGGGTAGCTTGCTGTCCTCCTTGATCTCGTAATACCCCATCGCATCCGCCCACTCGATCACATAGAACGTGGGTGCGAATGCAGCGTATAACTTTAGGGATACATACTTCTGGAGCGATAGGCATCGCGTTGGGAATCTGCCAATCTCATAGCTAGTTTTCCTCGCATCAACAAATGCGTACTTATGTCCCTTTAGTAACATGGCATCGAATGGATATGCTTTTGGCATATACTTAACCTTGCTGCCACAATGCTGGGCAAATGCCTCTACAATACGCTTCTCGTTGGCGATGTCCGCATCGCTCTCATGCATACCGCTCGAACCTCTCATATGTATAATTCCAATTTATCCATCATAACAACCACAAGGCACTTCGTCTGGCAGGTCCTCAAATAATTTCATTTGGCTTGCATCTGATCTGATTAAGTCTTCCCACTTCCAGTTACGGCCAAGACCAACCACAGTTTTTAGGTGGGCATTGTTTTCCATTGCTATTGCTCTTTCTGCTAGAGCAGGGTGGTTCTTTGCAAGATCAAGAACTTCGTGTTTCTTCATTGCTGGACAATAAAAGCACGATGACTTGGCTGGTTTGAATCCAGCCTCTGCAACAACCTCAACACATTTCTTCCTTCCCCACCCCCAGCGCACCAATGGGTACTCATAGATGTACTTCTTGTCCTCTGGTATCTTACCTCGGTGATGCTCGCCAGCGTCATACCCAATCAGCTTCAAACATTTACCGCCAGCCTTCCAGCAGTCCTTGGCTGGTTGCCAGTTATTGACGAACTTATCCTGGGGCTGGATCTTGTACTTCTGCGAGCAACCCTTAAATCCGTAGGCCAGACTTGGCAGCATATTCTGGCGCAAGCAATTCTCTTCAAGAGTTTCCTTGGCGTACTTCACAGTAATCACTTCTGGCATATTGTTCTTAACCAACCAATCAGAAAATATCTTAACAAACTCATAAGTCTGTGGCAGTTCGCCACCAGTATCTGCAAACAAGATGAGGTCTGGAATAACTCCGCGCTTCTGCATTTCAATCAACATCGCAGCGGAGTTTGTGCCTCCTCCGAATGATATGATTAAAGGGGTCTTCATCTCCAAGCAGGACCAGTATACCAAGCCACCAACACCCAGCGTGTTCCCCATATCGGCGCACGCGCTCTGTGTTCGATGTAAGACGGAAACCAGCACCCTGCTCCCTGCTCGCGGATAAACCTTGCGTTGTCTATGTCCGCCTTCACCTGCAAGCCTCCGCCCAGGTACTCATGTGGAGCGGATAGGTTGACCACCGCCGTAAGTTTGCGGTCACTTCCATTAAACGTATCCAGATGCCACCAAAACTGCTGGAGCGGATTGTATCTCAGGATCTGGAACTGCTGCGCTCCAGTTATATCAAACCTCCAGTACTCGCTGTTAATCGATGCGGTGAGTTCTCCCATTATCGCGTACAGCCATTTGTAATGCTGCGACATCGGAACCCAGCAGGAGGAGCAGGTACGCGCAAATGAATTTCTAGTCTTTCCGTTCTTTTTCAACACAGTCGCTCGCTTCATGCCGATCACCTCGGCATCGTTTCGGATCATGTCGCATTGGCTAGGCGTTAGGACGTACCGATCCACAGATGCGGTAAGCGTCTTTTGAATGAACTTATTTTCCTCCATTTATAACCTCCTTTATGATGTCAACTATTTGTAAGACTATGTACGCGCTCAAGGCCAGGATCGAAATGAGTATTGAGAAGATCAAAACAATCCAAGCCACAACCTTGAATACGTCCGAAATGAAATCAACAAATTGCATAGTTCTCCTCCATCATCCTGCGAAGGAGCGTCTTGTTGCCGATCCTAATCCCAGCAGCCCTGCACCACCACCCAATCGTTCCATTCCTAAAATCCTTCAGCAGTCGTTTCACTTCTGCCGTGTTCCTGTACTCCCAGGCATCATTGATCATCTTGTCCTTCCAATCTGGCGCAAGCTTCATACCGCACACAATCCCCCTCCTTCGTAGCATGCGAAGATCCTTGATCGCTTGGATGGCAACTTCGCCAGCAAGCTGTTGTAGTCTCTCGTCATAATCGCCCTTGGTTAGCTGCGTGGAGATCATCGACGCTTCTTCTTGCGATTGGCTGCTACCCAATGTGCGTAAGTATTCCAAAGCATCGCAGCAGCCTGCGCCTCGCTCTTCGTTTCAAAGATATCCTGCAATGGTGGCAATCCTTCTGGTGGCCTTGCCCCATGTAGGCGCGGTCCGATCACATTGCCTGCCAAAGTATGAATCCTCCATGCGCCAGCCTCCTCGACCACCTTGACGAAGGTCATCGCCCAGCTTCTTTCAGCTTGGCATCGTCTTCTTGGATCTGGCCAGCTAACTTAACCAGATCATTCGACTGTCCAGCGTAGTGGATAATGTAGGCATCCTTGTACCTATCCAATCCAAAATGGGATTCGACGCTGGTCATGCAGTTGTAGGCTGGGTCGAGTGGGGTCAGCTCCATGCCCCACAAGTGCGCCTGGATGTTCATCCAAGTTTGTTCGCCAAAATGGTTGGGGTAACAACCAAACGGAGGGCATGAGAATAGGCCAAGGAACTTATTGCTCACTACGAATACACCAGTATTGACGTAGAACCTGGGCGTGATCTTTCCGCCAAATCCTTTCGCAAGGTCAACCATCCCCTGCTTTCTGTCCAGAAACTCCCCCTCGTCCAAGGCGCAGAAGAAGTGCTGACTACCCTCAGAGTCAGGACCACCAAGATCCTCGCAGTCGTTTGTCACTAGAACGTCAGCGTCCAAGAACATGACCTGCTCATAACCCCTGGCGAGCATAATGTTTCCGATTGCCAGCTTCGAGTATTGAACTGGCTGCGTAACTGGCTTATCAATTGCCATGAAATCAATCGCGTACTTCTTTGCGTACGCCTCCATCCTTGGCTGGGTTATGCTTAAAATCTTTTGCCAATCGTCTCCGAATGCCTGAGTAACTAATGCGCGTTTCATTTCTTAATGCCGTATTCCAAGGCTTTCTTTATCACATATTCAATCACAGCTTCCTTGTCTTTCTTGAGAAGCCTCATTCCAGTCTTAAACAATTCTGCGCCTGTCTTCTCATCGTAGTTCACATCCACAAGAACCATCTTTGGTGCTGGCCTTGATTTGCCAAATGTTATTTTTCCTAGCTTCATTTCTTCTTGGCCTTTCTTTTCTTCTTTGGTTTGACTTCCTTCCACACCTTGAAATCAGTATCCAAGTCCACGGATATAAGCATTAGCTTTTGGTACAGCTTCCAGCCCACCCCAAGTGGCAGCAGCGTGATGCTCACGAAGTCCCCCAAGTGATAGAATATTTTCGATAGGATTGTCATTTCGAAATTTCTACTACTGCGTATTTGGGCAGTCGAGCTTTTTCGTAATCTTTTTCACATTTAAAAAATAAATCTAAAACAGGTAATTTGCTTGACCCACTAGCCTTTCTCTGAATGACCGCCGTGCCTGTATCCACCACAACCCACTCCTGTTTAGATCCAACTATATTGACCTTGCTCCATGCTGGTATGACCTTGTGGTCGGTGGCACAATGCCGTCCAGCCTTGAGGCGTACACCCTCGCTACTTTGCAGCCTGCTGGTGTAATAGTC